TCGTCGCCCTTGCCCGCTGGGCAGAAGCGGTCGGTCGCTCTCTCGAGCCCGACGAAAAGCGAGCGATTCGCGCGGCCGTCAAGGCGTGGAACCTCGAGCACACGCTCGTCGTCGTCGCGCGCGAAGTCCGAAAAGAGATTGCCGTTACCAATTCGAAAGGAGCCAGACGATGAAACCAATCGACACCGACCAGCCAAACCCACCCACGCGCCGAACCTACGAGCCTGTCCCGCCGCCTCGCGTTCAGCTACCCGACAGCCTCGGCCTCCCGCGCTCGCTTCGCGGATTCACCCCCCAGATCGGACCGAGCACAACCCTCACGCCTCGCCAGGTGAAGGCAGCGCCGGGACTTCTTTGACGGTCTTTCAGCGCGCCGGCTCGCTGTTCCTCTGCGACTGCGCCCATCAGCTCGTCGGCGTCGCGTGGTTTGACACTGCCCTTCGCGCGCAGTTCGAAGCCGCGTGGCGCTGGGTACTCGCAAAGCCCAAGCCCGAGCCAGCCAATCCGCTTCTCGAGCTTCACCTCAACGGCGCCGTCGTCGTGAAGACCACGGAGAGGGAACGGGAAGGCGTGTCGATCTGACAAACGCGAGCGTCACACCAATGTCTGTCAAGAGTAAAGTGAAGGGCAAGCGCGGAGCGGCATCAAAACGGCCGCGGAAATCGCCGGTTGTCACGTATGGCGTGATCCACACAGACGCGCGCGAACTTCACGACCGCGGCGACCGCGTCGCCTACCTCGTCGGCCTGATGTTCGACGGGCGCTTTGCTTGGACGACGACGAGCGAGCTCGCCGAGCTCTGGCGGTGCGGGCGGGCGACCGCGAGGGACTACGCGGCCGAGGCGCGCCGGCACTACATCCGCGAGATCGACCGCGCCGGCCGCGACGACTACCGAGCGCGCATCATGGCGGGCATCGAGCACGTGGGGAGAGACGCGCTCGAGCGAACCGAGCAGGTCATCGACGGGCTCGGCAACAAGCACACCATCCGAAAGCCCGACCACCGGACGGCGCTCCGGGCGCTCACCGACCTCGCGCAGCTCGGCGGGCTCCTCGTCCACAAGCACGAGGTCACGGTGAGCGAGCTCACCGAAGAGGAGATCCGGGCGCAGCTCAGGGCGCACGGGCTCGAGGTGAAGACGATTGAAACAACGGCCGAGCCGGCTCTCGGCCAAGGAGAAGCACATGCAGGAAGCGACGACGGTGGCGGTCAAGCGGGAGCTCCGCCTAACCCACCCGATTGACGGCGAGACGTGGTTTTCGGTCGGCCAGAATTGCGAAGCGATCGAGCGCATCGATGGCGGCTACGAGATCCACCGAGGAAGCTCGGTGATTCGCATCGAGCCCCATCGCGTGGACTCGTTCGTCCAGGACCCGCGCCCCGGCTTTGCCCAGCAGCAACGCGACGCCGCGAGCGACGTGCCCGGCTTTGCGACGAAGAACGCCGACGGCACCTGGACCTGCTCGTGCGGAGCGGTGAAGCGCTCGCTACACGCGCTCAAGATCCACCACGGCAAGGCGCACGGGGGTGAGCGGTGACGCTACTGCGCGATGCGCGAGCGGACCGTCTCGCCGCGCGACTCCTCGGTGCCCCGGTTCCGGCTGGCGTGTCGCCCGCGGTTCGCGCGGCGCTGATTCTTGAGCTGCACCGCGCCGGAATCCTCGACGGCCCAAGGTCGAGGTGGTTCCGGTTTCGGCTCTGGCTCGCGCGACTGGCGCTTCGCGTGCTGCGTATCGACCCCGACGAAGTTTGAGCGAAAGGACTAAGTACATGCTGAATGGAACAGAATCGATTCGACCCCTACGTGACCGCGTGCTCGTCAAGGAGATGCCGTGGCGCAACACCACCTCGACGGGGCTTCACCTGCCCGACGTGGCGCAGCGGAAGGACGAGGTGTGGCGCGCCGTCGTCGTCGCGGTTGGGCCGGGAAAGGCGCAGCCGGGACTCGTGAAGCGCCTGCTCAAGTGGTTCGACGAGCTACACGGCACGATCGGCGCTGTCGGGAAAGAGGGCTTCGAGTTGCACGCCGACCTGCAAGAGGCGAACGCCACCGGCTTCGGCGCCGACGTGAAACCGGGAGACGTCGTGCTCGTCTCGAAGTACGTGCACTCCAAGATCGGCTTTGGCTCTGAGACGCTTTGCTGCATTGCGGCGAGCGACATCCTGGGCGTCGTCGAGGGCGAGGCGAACGACCTACGCGGCGCGCTCGAGGCGGCGCTTTCGAGGCTCGACGCGGCCGGCTTTGGGCAGGTGGCGTAATGCGCGCCCTGCTTATCCTGCTGCTCACGGCGTGCTCGTCATCGACGACGACGCTTGGGCGTGACACGCCGCTCGGGTGCGAGAGCGGCGTGCTCACGGTACCGGCCCCGGCGAGCACCATCCGGGCCTGGTTCGTCGAGCCGCCACCGACCGCGCACCGCTGCGATCCACCGATGCGCCTGGCGAGCAGCGAACCCGGCTGCGCGCGCGACGAGGGCTGCCTTGCCTTCGTGCCGGAGCGCGTCGCCGATCGCTACGTCATCGAATCCTGGTCGGTCGAAACGGGGGCGCCGCTTTGCCCCGTGGACGTCGAGGTCACGCCGTGACGGCCCCTAACATCCGCCCGCCTCGCGAGCTTTCGGAGCAGGAGCAGCGGCTCATCGACGAACTCGTCTCGTCGGGCGGTTTCGATGCGGTCCTCGCGGCGTACGTGGTCGGCGAGCTCAAGTACATGGCGCCAGAGCTCCCCGCCGAATACATCCAAGCGTCGGCCTGGCTCATGCTCGCTCGAGCTCGGCAGACGGCGGCGCTAAAGCGCATTCAACAGCAGACCAAGGGGCTGCAGCCGCACGTCGCGCAGGCGCTTCTCGTGCTTTGGGCGGCGCAGGCGGCAGAGATCGCCGAGCAGATGCTCAAGAAGTTTTCCGGCAAGCCGACCGAGGACGGTGCCGCTCCAACCGGTTGAAGCTCTGCTCTCCGAGCTCGCTCGGCGCGAGCAACAGAAAACCCAGGCGCGCGCACGCCAGTCGGACCGGCTTCGGTTCCTCGAGGCGCTGCACCCAAAGCAGCTCGCCTTTGTTCGCGACCCCTCGAAGCGAAAGGCGGCGCTCTGCGGCCGGCGCGCAGGCAAGTCGCACGGCATCGCGGCTTGGCTCATCGACGGCGGCGAGAGCGACCCGGGCGGTCTTTCCGTCTACGTCGCTCGCTCGAAGGGCAACGCGCGGCTCATCGTTGCCCCCGCGATCGAGCAGCTCTCGCGACAGTTCGACCTCGGGGTGAGGCTTCGCGAGGTCGACAATCAGCTGATGGCGTTCCTCCCGAACGGCCATCGAATCTGGCTTGCTGGGGCCAAAGACTCGAGCGAGGTCGGAAAGTTCCGAGGACCGAAGTACCGCCGCGTCGCCATCGACGAGGCGCAGGAATACGCGGGCTACCTGCAGGAGCTCGTCGAGGACGTCTTCGAGCCGGCGCTCATCGACAAGGGTGGCGAGCTCTGCGTTGCCGGCACACCGAGCCCGATCCCGGCGGGCTTTTTCTATTCGGCGACGACGGGCGACGGCGGGCCGAAGTGGTCAACGCACCACTGGACGATCTTCGAAAATCCCTACGTCGACGACGCCGCGCAGAAGGTCAAAGACCTTTGCGAAAGCCGCGGCTGGGATTCGTCGCACCCGACCTATCAGCGCGAGTACCTTGGCCGCTGGGTGCGCGACGAGGGCGCGCTCGTCTACCCCTACGACTCGGAGAAAAACTCGCTCATCGGCGACCGCCCGGCGGGCGACTACGCTTGGGTACTCGCCATCGATGTCGGCGTCGTCAACTCCTCGGCCTTCGTCGTCGCCTGCTGCCGAAAGAAACACCCCGAGGTCTACATCGTCGAGTGCTGGAAGCGCGAAGGACTGATTCCGTCGGCCGTCGCCGCTCACGTCCTTCGCATGCGGCAGCAGTACCCCGAGCTCGGCGCCGTCGTCGTCGATGAAGATGGGCTCGGCAAGGGCTACGCCGAAGAGATGCGCGTCCGCTACGGCATCGGCTGTATTCCAGCGGAAAAGCAGAAGAAGCGCACCTTTCAGGAGTTCGTCGCGGGCGAGCTCCGCGCTGGCGTCGTGCGCATCGACCCGCTCAATTGCCGGCCGCTCCTCGACGAGATTCAGATTCTGCAGTGGGGCCCCGGCCACGTTGCCGAGGACACGCGCTTCGAAAACCACGCCGCCGACGCGTTCCTTTACGCGTGCCGCGCGCTTCGCCCCTGGTACCAGCCCGAGCAGGAGCCACCGAAGCCGGGCACGCCCGAGCATGCGGCAGCCGAGGCGAAGCGGGAGCGCGACGCCGCGAAGAAGGCAGCGCGCGAGCGCTCGCGGCGGAGCGGCTACCGGATGGCCGCCTAGCTTTCTGAACAAAACATCGGTGTCACTCTTGACTGACATCGGTGTCGCCGCGCAGCCGTACGGGACGTGAGCGCAGTCGCGGCGTCCAAAGAGCGTTGGCACCGGCAGGGGGCCGGTGAGCAGCACAAGTCGGTTACCGCGATCTGCGACTGGCTTTGGCGAGACCAGGCACCCGTCCGCAAGCGCTTTCTCGAGTCGCTTCGCTGGTACGAGGGGACGAATATCCCCGACCTCGACGCGACGGCGTACTCCAACCGCTCCGCGCTTCGCTCGCGAGAGACCGGCGACGAGGTGCACTGGAACGTCCCCCGCTCGCTCGTCCAGAGCGTGACGGCGAAGATTGCCGGGCGGCAGAGGCCCAAGCCCTCGCTCGTTACTACCGACGCCGACTGGGCAACGCGCAGGCGGGCCAAGCGCCTCGAGCGCTTTGCCGAAGCGACGATGCACCAGCCCCAGGGGCAGTACCGAGACTCGTGGGAGCTCGCGACCCGGGCGTTTCTCGACTCGTGCGTCTTTGGGCTCGGCGTTCTCAAGGTCTTTGCCGACATCGTCGGACAGCGAATCGCCATCGAGCGCGTTCTTCCGTGGGAGCTGCTCGTCGATCCCGTCGAGGCCGAAAACGGAAACCCGCTGAACCTGTTTCACCGGTACCGCTACGACAAGGATCGGCTCATCGCGGAGTTTCCCGAGCACGCCGCCGACATCCACAACGCAACCGACGCCGAGCAGAGCAAGTGGGGCTCGGGCCTTCGCATCGCCCGCTCGTGCACGGTGTACGAGGCCTGGCGCCTTCCGCTCGGGCCGAAGGACAAGGGCCGGCACGCCATCTGCGTCAACAAAAAGACGCTTCATTCCGAGGAGTGGACGCGCGACGAGTTCCCCTTCGTCTTCTTCCGCTGGGCAGCGCACTTGCTCGGCTTCGGCGCGATACGCCACGAGCAATGCCTTGGCCGGCGCCTCGGCCGCGCCCGACACCGCTGCGACGCCGAGATCGTTCGGCTCGCCCACGATGCCACCAGCCACCTTGCCCATGAACTCGAGGCTG